GGTGCCCAGCGACGGCACGGTGCGCATCAACCTCATAAGCATCAACGGCAACCCGATAACGGGTCAACGTCGCGTTAATTACACGCTGGCTACATAGGAGAATATAAGATGGCTAGAATTGCAGGGTCTACCGGAGCTTATCAGGAAGTTGATGCCGCCGGTAACGCTTTTCATAAGCTTCCAGGCGTCTCAGCTACTGGCGTCCCTTTTGGTGGTGGAGCGGCAGCAGGTCATACCGTTCAAAGCGAAAACGACCAGGGGCTGCTGACCGGTCTTCGTCTCGTCCGTTCACCACGCACTGACGCCGACAACCGACTCCGTATCGCACCCGACCTCATTCTCGACGACGAGACGTTCAACTACACGGCGCAGAACACAGGTAAACACTCCTACCTCACCACTACCATGACGAATACCTGGACGGCGGGACAGCTTACCAGCAACGCCACCAGCATCACCACGACCACGACTGGCACAGTCTTCCAAACCTATGCCTATTTCCCTTGCAATGGCGATCAAACGCTCGAAGCCGACACACAGCTGGCTTTCTCCGCACAGCCGCAGACCAACTCTATAATTGAGTGGGGCTTTGGTCTTCCGGGCGCACAGACGGTAGCACCAACTGACGGCGTTTTCTTCCGCCTCAACTCCGCCGGACTTCAGGGTATCGCGTCCTACAACGGCGCTGAAACCTCAACCGGCGTATTCCCGCTCGCCCTGGGCGCGGGAACGTGGGCCTATATCAACGCTGTGCGCAACCAGTTCAAGGTGCAGTTCAGCCCGACCGAAGTGCTGTTCTACGTCAATACCGGCACAGGTCTGCAGTTGCTCGGCACCATTCCGCTGCCAGTCGCGCAGGCCCGGTTCTGCATGTCCGCAGCGCTGCCTTACTTCTACAAGCACCGCATTACTGGCGGCGCGGCAAGCGGCGTGCTCCAGGGCCTTCTCGGCGCATACACGGTTCGTCAGGGCGGTCAAAACAACATTTCGACCGTCGGCGCTGCGGGCAACCGTCAATACGGCTCAGGCCAGGGCTTGTCTGGCGGCACGATGGGTTCGCTCGCTAACTACGCCAACAGCGCCAATCCCGCTGCAGCCGTTCCCACCAACACCACAGCCGCACTTGGCACCGGCCTTGGTGGGCAGTTCTGGGAAACAGCCACACTGGCGGTCAACACGGACGGTATTATCTGCTCGTTCCAGAACCCTGCCGGCACGGTCAACGTGCAGGGCCGACGCCTTGTGATCTACGGCATATCGCTGGCGAGCTATGTCCAGACGGTGGTTGCGGGCGGACCCTACAACGTCCAGTATTCGCTGGCCTACGGGCATACAGCAGTGTCACTGGCCACAGCGGAAGCTGCCGCAGCAAAAGCTCCTCGCCGTCGAGCACTGCCACAACTGACCCAGCTTGTCACCGCTGCGCAGGCCGTCAACACGATGGTGTTGCAGCCACAAGGTGCTTACGTTCCGTTTGCTGAAGGTCCGATTTATGTGAACCCTGGTGAATTTGTGGCGCTGGTATCCAAGCATGTGGGCACCGTGGGCTCCGCTGGAACGATCGCGCACATGATCGACTTCAACTACGGATGGGAGTAACATGCAGTCACCAACCGCCCTTGACGTAATCGAACAGCTGGCGGAGTTTTCTTCCGATCCAGTAGGGTTCGTTTACTTTGCGTTCCCCTGGGGCGAAGAGGGAACGGAACTGGAAACCCAACTCCCCCTCGATTGGCAGATTGAGGTCTTAAGCGACCTGGGCCGGGGCCTTATCACTGTTGATCAGGCCCTGCTCATCGCACGCACCTCAGGCCATGGTATCGGCAAGTCGGCGTTGGTGTCTTGGATTATCCTCTGGGCCATGTCTACTTACGAGGACACCAAGGGCGTTGTAACCGCCAACACCGAGAACCAGCTGAAGACCAAGACCTGGGCCGAGGTCGCTAAGTGGCACCGCCTGTTTATCGGCCGCGACTACTTCCACATGACTGCGACGGCCCTGTTCGCGCGCGACCCGCTTCATGAGCGGACTTGGCGGATCGACATGGTTCCCTGGAGCGAAAGGAATACTGAGGCCTTCGCCGGTCTGCACAACCAGGGCAAGCGCATTCTCGTGATCTTCGACGAGGGCTCATCCATTCCTGATGTGATTTGGGAAGTGACCGAGGGCGCCCTCACCGACCGTAACACACAAATCATCTGGGCCGTGTTCGGCAACCCCACGAGGAACAAGGGAAGGTTTCGTGACTGCTTTCCTGGCGGACGCTTTGCCCACCGCTGGTCGTCGCTCGCTATCGACAGCCGCGACGTTAGCATCAGCAACAAGACCCAGCTCGACCGCTGGATCGCGGACTACGGCGAAGACAGCGATTTTGTCCGTGTCCGCGTCCGTGGCATTTTTCCGCGCGTGGATGCTGAAAGCTTCATCCCTTTCGACGTTGCTGCGGGCGCGGTTGAACGCGAGGTGTTAGCCCAGGGCGGCGCTGTGGTTATCGGAGTTGACGTTGGCCGGTTCGGCGACGATCCCTCTTGCATCTATCCACGCTGCGGCAGGGACGGCCTCTCGCGCCCTGTTGAGCTTTATTATGGCGACGACACAATGACTCTGGCCGGTCGTGTCGCGGCAGCTTTTCTCCGCCACGGTGCAACTATCTGCATGGTGGACGAAGGGGGTGTCGGAGGCGGCGTGGTGGATCGCCTCCGGCAGCTCCGCATCCCGGTGATCGGCGTGGACTTCGGCTCTAAGGCCGATGGCTTCTCCGCCAATGGAGTTAAATACGCCAACAAGCGCGCGGAGATTTGGGGGGAAATGAAGGATTGGCTAGCCACCGGCTCGATCCCCAATATTGTTACCGGCGAGAACCTGGTCCTCACGGACGAACTTACCGCCCCGACCTACATGCTGACAAGCAAGGAAGCGATCCAGCTAGAGAGCAAGAAAGAAATGCGGGCGCGTGGCGTGCCCAGCCCGAACGTGGCCGACGCCCTCGCTTGCACCTTCGCCTTCCCCAGCTTTGAGTTCCAAGCCTCGCCGGGCCAAAGCGCGAAAGAACAGCCCTTCGTTGCCCCCGACTACGACCCCTTCTCCCGCGATAACATTTACACGGAGTATGCCTAATGGGTTTTCTTGCCCCAAAAGTGCCTGATGCGCCACGTGCGCCGAACCCAGCCGCGACAGCAATTAGTCCCACGATCCGGCCTCAGTCCGGTGCGTTTGGCCCGACCGGGTCGCTGATTACGTCCAGCCCCGCTGGCCTCGGCACCAAAAACCGGAATAAAGTTTCCCTTATCGGAGGCGGTTGATGAAAATTTCCAATCTCGAATACGACCGCGTTAATCAGGTGATCGCGGAACTCCGTTCCGATCGGCAGCCGTTCTGGTCCCTGTGGCGTGAACTGGCCGACTACTACCTTCCCAAGCGCTACGTTTGGTTGCAGAGCGCGAAGGAGCAGCGCGTTCGCACGGCTAAGAACCCGTATATCCTGGACTCGACTGGCACGATGGCGGCACGGACGCTCGCCTCTGGCATGATGAACGGGATTACCAGCCCGTCCCGGCCCTGGTTTAAGCTTCGCGTCCCAGGTTATGATGACGATGGCGGGCCTGTGTCGCGCTGGGCCGATGAGGTCTCACGCCGCATGATGATCGTGATGAGCGAAAGCAACTTCTATAACTCCATGGCCGTGCTTTACCTCGACCTCGTCGTTTTCGGTTCTGCCGCTAACCTGATTTACGAGGACGACGCCGACATCATCCGCTGCTTTAACCCCGCGCTGGGCGAGTTCTACTTGGGTCAGTCCCATCGTCTCGCGGTCGATACCTTTGCGCGCGAGTTCACCCAGACAGCCAAGCAACTCTGCACCAGGTTCGGCGAAGAGAACCTGAGCGAAAGCGTGCGGGCCGATTATCGTCGGGGCGGGTCCAGCGCCCTGCGCTCCGTGTCCGTCGTGCATCTGATCGAGCCGAACCTGGGCGCAAGCAAGGTGCCGGAGAAGTTCGCCTATCGTGAAACCTACTGGGAGGCCGGTGCGCCAAAGGGTGACGTCCTCAGCATTCGAGGCTTCAACGAGTTGCCAGGCGTGTTCCCGCGCTGGGAGTTGACCGCGAATGACTCCTACGGCACCTCGCCCGCCATGGATGCCCTGCCCGACGTGATCCAGCTACAGTTGGAAACTAAGCGGAAGGCCCAGGGCCTGGACAAGATGATTAACCCCCCTATCGTGGCGGACGTTCAGCTCCAGCACCGGCCCACGGCCCTCATGCCCAACGGCATCACCTATGTCGCAGGCGCGAACAATGTCGGCGCAAAGCCGCTGTATCAGATCTCCGCGCCGATCCAGGACATGACTGCGGATATCCGTGACGTTCAGGTCCGTATTCGCGAGGCCTTCCACAACGACCTGTTCAACATGATCAGCCAGCTGGATACGGTAAGAAGTGCGACGGAAATTGATGCCCGGCGGGAAGAGAAGCTGGTGCTGCTTGGTTCCGTGCTGGAGCGGTTCGAGAACGAGGCCCTCGACCCTGCGATCAATCGCATCTTCGCGATCATGGGCCGGGCCGGGCTCCTTCCCGACGCACCCCAGGAAATACAGGACGCGGACATTCAAATCCAATACGTGAGTATCCTGTCCACGGCCCAGCGCGCCTTGTCCGTCGCCCCGATGGAGCGCTGGCTTCAGGTTATCGCCTCAGTCGCGCCCCTTAACCCTGACGCACTGCTTGTCCCTAAGTGGGATGAAATGCTGCGGGACTACGGCCAGGCCGTCGGAGTCGAGGCCGCGAACATTAACACGATGGACGAGATCGCGGAAATGAAGGCTGCAAAGCAACAGCAGGAACAGGCCGCACAAGCAGCCGCGATGGCACCGGACCTGGCGAAGGGGGCACAAGCACTGAGCAACACCGACGTTGGCGGGGGTAGCAACGCGCTGCAGCAACTTCTCGCCCAAGGTTAGAGCTATATTGACACCCCTCCCGTCCCATGATAAAGTGCCACAATGGAAACCGAAAAACTTAAGCGCCGCTGGGAAAAGCAGGATCACCTCGAGGTTGACGCAGCTGTGTCGGCCCTGTTCGATCATGCGCACGGGCGCCGGTTGCTCTGGTGGTTGCTGGACATTGGCCGGGTGGGGGGTCAGCCCTTTACCCAGAATTCGCTGATGACCGCATTCAACTGCGGCGAGCTTAACGTGGGCCAGCGCATCCTCGATCGGATGCTGGCGGTCTCGCCCGACGGTTACGTAGATTTGTTGAAGGAGAAACAGAATGAGCGAAATAGCAGAGACGCAGAGCTTGGTCACGCAAGCGACCTCGACCGAGGATGGGACGCCCACGGGCGCGACGTTGGTGACGGAGGGGGCGACTCCTCCAGTTGAAGGCGAGGTCACGCCGCCGGTTGAACCCGCTGCCGAGCCTGTCGCTGAGTTCGTTCCCCTCACCGTGGAGGACCTGGTCTTTCCCGAAAATTTCACACTCGATGATGAAATCTCTTCTGAGTTCCTCACCGTGGTGAACGACCAGGAGCTTAGCGTGAAGGACCGCGCAAATGCCTTGGTTGATCTGCAAGCCAAACTCATGACCAAAGCCTCGGAGGCGAGTAGCGCGGCGTGGGATAACATGCAGACCGAATGGCGAGATGCTGTGAAGTCAGACCCCACCATCGGCGGGGACAAGATGACTGCGGCGCTGGCCGACGTCAGCAAACTGGTTACCGAGTTCGGTAGCAAGGAGCTGGCTTCCGTATTTGATCTCACCGGCGCTGGCAACAACGTCCATGTGATCAAGTTCCTGCATACCCTTGCCGGGAAGTTGACTGAGGGCGGTTTCGCCCAAGGTTCCCCGACCGGCGCACCCGCCTCGGCAGCCCAGCTGCTCTACGGCAATTCCTCGAAAGGTTAACAAATGGCAACGCTTTCTGATACCCATCCCACGCTCCTCGACCTTGCGAAGCGAACCGACCCCGACGGTCGTATCGCCTCCATCGTCGAAATCCTCAACCAGACCAACGAAGTCTTGATGGACATGACCTGGGTCGAAGGCAACCTCGTAACCGGCCACCGCACTAC